CTTATGGCAAAATTTATGAAAGTAGTTGTTGGAAGTACTCACGAGTATTTCAACACGAATAACATTGTTGGTACGGAAAAACAATTGTCACAGTTTTTAAGTCAAATTGAGTTAGTTTATCCTTCCGTTAGAAGTAGTAGTTATAAATTGCAGTTATTTAGTGCACCTTCAAATATAGGAGATTATTTTAATCAAGCAATTATGAACGCAAATTCTAGCTCTCATACAAATAATGTTTATGACCCCGAGTTAACTCAAGGAAAACAACCAACAGTAAGTAATGTATCTTAATAATGGCAGATTATATAAATGTTAAAATAAAAAAACAAATAATTGTTGACACTGTTACAACAGCTAGTTCAACTCAATTAATTGCTACGGGAGCAGGTTTTCAATTAAATGGAGTTGTTGCGGGTGATGTAGTATATAATATAACTGACCCTGAGTTTAGCACAGTTGTTACAGTAGTAGATGAAAATACTATTACATTAAACGCTTCAAGCACAGGTTTTTCTCTTAGCGATGCTTTTGTAATTATGTCTCCAACTCTTACTGAAGATTATTTTATAAAAATTGACTCAATTACTAGAGCTACTATAGAAAATGTAGGAGGTTTAACTAGAATTGCTTTAGCTTTAAGAGTAGGAGGGGCGGTTAATCAAGAGTTTAGGATTAATTTAAAAACTTTAGTAGCTTCGGGAGATGATAGTAAGGTTGTTATAGACCAATTTATGAGAGACGTTAATACTTGTTTGGCTAGTAGCTATACTCCCAACTTTAGAAACGCAACAGCTTTACCTGATGCAAATGAGTATATGTACGCTTCAATAACAACTTTAGCGTAATTAATATTTTAATATACTAAAGAGCCTTTTTATAGGGCTCTTTTTTTTTGCGTATATTTGTGAAAAGATTTTAAGATGATAAACTCAGTTAGAACTACGGTCCTTGCTATACTTAATAAGAATAACTACGGATACCTTTCTCCATCAGACTTTAACTTGTACGCTAAACAAGCTCAGTTAGAGATATTTGAGAATTACTTTTACGATTACAATACACAGATTAATTTAGAGAATGCTCGTAGGTCAGGAACTGATTACGCAAATATATCTAAAGGAATACTTGAGGTGATTGATTTGTTTTCAGTAACATCAAACTTAGTTCAAAATGCAGCAAACACTAATGTATATAAAATGCCTGCATCAGATGCAGCACCTGCTAATGTAGGGTTTGATTATTATTTAATTAATAAAGTAATTTATAACACAGGAAATGTAGAAGTTGAAAGAGTAAATCAAAGTAAGATTACTATGTTAAACAATTCTATACTTACAGCTCCTAGTGCAGAATTTCCTGCTTACTCTACTGAAGGAGCGTTAATGACTGTATATCCCACAACTATTAATGGAGCTACAGATGTATCAGCTCAATTTATACGATACCCTAAAGACCCCAAATGGACTTTTAATGCAGCGTTACAATTGCAAGCACCTATTTTTGATAGCAGTATAGCAGATTACCAAGACTTTGAGTTGCCTCTTGATAACGCTAATGACCTTATTATAAAAATATGTCAATATGCGGGAGTAGAAATAAGAGAAAAGATGGTAGTTGACTTTGCTACTATAGAGGAACAACAAAATAATACACAACAATAATGGCATATATATCTCAGTATCAATACTACGAAAATTCAGGAAACAATCCTGAAGATGCTAATTGGGGTTCGTACCAATACGTTAGCTTGAAAGATATAGTTAACAACTTTATGTTGATGTATCAAGGAAACCACTCTTTAGTAAACAACGAAGAGCGTTACAAGATTTTATTTCACGCAAAGCGTGCCGTTCAAGAGCTTAATTACGATGCGTTTAAAGAGATTAAAGCATTAGAGTTGACAGTAAATGATACTGTTAGGTTTGTACTGCCTTCAGACTATGTTAATTGGGTTCGTATATCATTGTTTGAAAATGGTGTTTTATTTCCAATGATAGAAAATATTAGGTTAACATCAGCTACTGCTTATCTTCAAGACAATAATTTAAACATTTTGTTTGATGAGTCGGGGAGTGTATTAAAGCCTGAGTTTTCTCCAATAGATATTGCTAGAATAAAAGGAACTAAAAAGAGTATATACTTAAACGAGAATAGTGCTTACGATGGTTCAGAAGGTTACTGCTGTGATGGGATGTGGTATTTTGATTTTGCCATAGGAGCTCGCTACGGGCTTAACACAGAAACAGCTAATGCTAACCCTACCTTTAGGGTAGATGCTAAGTCAGGGGTTATACATTTTGATTCTACAATGTCAGGTAAGAGTGTTATAGTAGAATATGTATCTGATGGTATGGAGAGTGGTGATAATTCACTTATAACTGTAAATAAATTATTTGAAGAATATGTGTACTCATACATCCAATACTCTATCTTAGATAGTAAGCTTGGTGTTCAAGAGTATGTAGTAAATAGAGCAAGGAAAAAGAAGTCAGCATTACTTCGAAACGCAAAAATAAGAATCAGTAACATTCATCCCGGTAGATTGCTTATGAATCTAAGAGGACAAGACAAGTGGATTAAGTAATATGGCTAACAGTAAAAGAAATTTTATAGCAGGTAGAATGAATAAGTCTGTCGATGAAAGACTTATACCTAATGGAGAGTACGTTGATGCAATGAATGTTCGACTAGGTTCTACTGAAGATTCTGAAATTGGTTCTGTAGAAAACTCCAAAGGAAACTCCTTACTTACAAATATAATTCTTGGAAATTTTTCAGGAACTGATTATAATTTAAGTGCTAACGCAACTTGTATTGGGGCTTTTGAAGATGGTGCTCGTGAAACTATATATTGGTTTATACACGATAAAAATGCAACTGCAACTGCAACTGATAAAGCAGATTTAATATTATCATATAATACACAAACAGAATCTACTACATATCATATAGTTAGTTTTAAAAATGCAAATGATGTATTAAACACTACATTAAATTTTAATGAAAAATATTTAATTAACAATGTAAATAAAGTTGATGATTTTTTATTTTTTACAGACAACTATAATCCACCAAGAAAAATTAATGTAACAAGAAATTATCCTTCTCCTACAACTATAACAGGTGTAGATAATTTTAATTACAACGATATATTAGTAATTGTAAAGCCACCTACTGAATCGCCTGCTGTACAAAATTCTACTACTGATATTTCTGAAACATATATGCAAGAACGTTTTATTTGTTTTGCGTACAGATATAAATATTCTGACAACGAATATTCAGCCACATCACAATTTACTACACCAAGCTTTACACCAAGTGCTTTTAATATATCTACTGCTACTAATTTAAATAATGGTATGATTAATTCTACCAATGCTGCAATAGTTACTTTTAATTCAGGTGGTTCAGAAGTTAAGGATATAGAAATATTATTTAAAGAAGCTGATTCAAATATTATTAAAGTTATAGAAAAACTTAATAAGAATGAACAAAATTATGTAGATAATACTAATTATACATACAGCTTTACTGATAGCAAAATATCTACTATACTATCAGAAGGAGAGATATTAAGACTATACGATAATGTACCTTTATTAGCAAACTCTCAAACGCTAATGGGTAATAGATTAATGTATGGAAACTATGTAGAGGGTTACAACATTTCCAACAACTTATCAAAAAATTATTTATTACAATACTTTACAAGTCAAGTAAGCACAGAACTACAAACAACTTTATTTCAACCAACAGCATCTACTGCATTATACAGTATTGATGGAAATGTAACATCAAATGGTCAGTTTACTGTAGACTTGGGTACTGTACAGAATAAATTAAAAGCAGGTTCGTCTCTTAATTTTTCTTTTAATGTAGTGCATTCTAGTTTTAGTGGTACTCCCACTGACCCTACAGATACTACAGGTTCATTTTCTATTAGCTTTACATACATACTTCCTCAAGCATTTAACACCATATCAGCACTTGTTTCGAGTACTGATTTTCAAGATAGGATTGGAACTTCATCAAATATAAAACCTGTTTTTGGAGCATCTAATACTTCTTGTGACGGCACAACTTTTACAGATACATTTAATTGTGCTCTTCCTGCAACACTAGGAACTTACACTAAGTTTGGGGGAGGCATAACATCTCAAGGTCAACCTATAAGGGCTATTGTAACCCCTTTATCAACGTCTATAATACTTCAAGTACCTGCAATGGGATATTCTACTAGTCCTTCAGCTCCTTCTAGCTCGGATACTAATTATGAATATTACAATTTAAGTAATATAATAGT